AGCTGATTGTCGGAGCCGTCCCAAAAACCGCTGCGCCGGAGCCTGTTTCGTCTGTAAGAGCCGTTGCTAAATTTGAGGATGAAAAGGAGCCTAAAGACGTCGCGTTGCCAGACGATGTAACAGCACCAGTCAAATTCGCGTTGGTAGTAACCGTCCCGGCGGTCAACCCTGAGGCCGTCCCCGTTAAGTTAGTTGCAACTCCTGACGACGGAGTTCCCAACGCTCCGCCATTTACAACAGGCGCGCCAGCCGTGCCAACGTTTATAGCTAGGGCTGTCGCCACACCAGTACCAAGGCCAGTTATTGAGCCTACAGCCGGGGTGATGGTTGTTTCTGAGATAGCTGTAATCAAACCCTTTGCGTTGACAGTTGGAACGCTTGCTTTTGTCGCACTGCCAAAAGTTCCCACATTGGAGTTAACAGTTGCAAGCGTTCCCGCCGCTGTTACATTTCCTGAACCATCGAAAGATGGACTAGTATACGCTAAGTCGCCCGTGATTGAAATAGTGCGGCCTGTTGCCAAAGCCGTCGCCGTTGCTGAATTACCCGTGCAGCTTGTTGATACAATAGTGCCGCTCCCAGAAACTCCCAAAGAGCCACCCGTTCCTACAACCATCGTCGCTGTTGTATTCGTGCCAGACGTGATATCGTTAAACGCGCTGCTTCCGCCCGCTACGGTAGCCCATGTGTTATCACCTCGCAGATATGTTGTGCCGCTTGGTGTTCCCGTTGCCGAAAGCATAGCTATGTCAACCGCACCCGCCGCGATGGTGGTTGCAAAACTGCCTGTGCCGGAGCCAGTTACATCACCCGTTAACGTGATTGTTTGATCGCCTGTGTTCGTGCCTGAAACGGTTGCCGTGGCCGATGCTGTAAGAGTTGCGCCATCTGCTATCGTTAATGTCGCTGATGTGGCTGGCGCGGTAATAGCCACCTTATTTACCGAGGTTGCGGTTGCAACTCCTATCGTTGGCGTTACCAGTGTCGGGCTGGTATCAACCACAAACTTTGTGCCCGTTCCCGTCTGGCTAGCAATAGAGGTTGCATTGCCAACGGAAGTTATTACACCCGTTAGATTAGCGTTCGTTGTTACCGTTGCCGCGTTTCCCGTTGTGCTGGTTGCAACAATCGTGCCGCTTCCCGTTGCCGCCAGAGATGCGCCAGAACCCACTACCATTGCCGCAGTTGTGTTTGTGCCGGCTGTTAGATCAGCAAACGCCGAGGAGCCGCCGCCTGTGGAGGTAATCGTTATTGAATCCGTGGCTGCATCCGTAGTGATCGTAATATTGGAGCCTGCAACTAGCGTTAGTGTGTCAGTTGTTGAGTCGGCTATGACATTAGATTGGCCGGAAACGGCTATAGTTTGGAATAAACTTTGGTCGCCTGTATTCGTACCCGAGGAGGTGCCGGAAAATGTGCCGCTTTGCGTTGCTAAAGTCCCAAGCCCTAACGTTGTCCGTTGCGCGGCGGCATTGGCATCGTCCAACAATGCTTTTCCCGCTGTTGTTAAATCATACGTCGCCGCCGTGCCGGATCCCGTAAATTGAATGCCTTTGTCCGCCGCGCTTGTAAGCCCCGCCAGTGCAGCCAACTCTGCATCGTATGCTTGTACGTTCGTACCTATAACCAGTCCCAACGTGGAACGCTGGTCTGCAACCGACGCTCCGGCAATCAGATCGCGCCCCGCTGATGTACAGGTGATTTCTTCTATGTTGCCTGCGCCTGCTGTGGAGCGTCCCAACAGTTTATCTGTAGCGGATACGTTTTGTATCTTGGCATAGGTCACAACGTCATTGTCGATTGTCCATGTTGCACCACTGGCTGAAACTGTGATATCACCCTTATCGCCGTCCGCAAGTCCTGCGCCTATCGCGTCAATATACGCCTTTACTGATTGTTGGGATGGGATAGCTGTTGCGCTATCAGAGGCCATATCATCCTCATCAAGGAAGTCAAGCGTTGACATCGTAGAGGAGCTGGTAAAATAAGGGACTTTGCTTGCCGAGGCAGAGAGATTTGTAAAAGTATAAAGGCGCGACGGTAACGTAAAACGGCGGTTATTTCCCGCACGAAGTCCAACTACTTCATCGCCGCTGGTTAGATCTCCGCCCGATGAAAGCTCTGAAAATTTAGTACCGTCAACCATGTTTTATTCCGTTACAAAATATTGTTGTTCGCCCTCAATAATAAAGGGATCGCCATCCTCTGTGATAAACAGGGATGCGGGTGTATAGCTTGTGTAGGTTGGCTCGGTGTATGGTCTTGCATCAAGTATAGGGTTCGGCACTCTCACAGGGCTTACAAAATCCTGCGGTTGTCGCTTTTCCCATTGTGTTTTGTGGACGTATAGCCCGTTCCACATTTCTACCATTTCAGAACGAGGATGTTTAAACCCCGTAATGTCGCATATATAATTAGGCTCTGGGTGTTTTGTCATTTCCTAATCCGGGATATAAGCGGGTCTAACTTTCCGTAATGGTGTAGAAGGTCGTACTGGTTGACCGAAGTCCTGCGGCTGTCTTGGCTCCCATTCGTCTTTGTGAACCATTAAACCATTCCACATCTTTCGCATCTGGGATCGTGGGTATTTGCGTCCCGTAATATCGCAGATAAAAACAGGCTCCGGCGCGTCCATTAGATATCCGAGTGCGATATGCTTAACTTAACTGCCGCGCCTGACGAGTAGGAATTAATAAGTAAGCGCGTTGCAAATGGGATTGTCGTAAGCGTTCCCGTTTTTGTGGCGGTCGCCCCTACAAAATCCGTACTATTAACACTTGCCCATGTTGGCGTTGCTGTATTATGAACGTCATCAAACGTCTGCTGGAGTGTATAGTTAACTGTGCCCGTAACTTCGGCCAGCAACGATACATTATTCGCCCGCCAGTTCATGGGGATAATCTCCGTTGTTGCTTCATCAACAGGCCCCGCCTCTACGTTTGTTCCAATGGTTGCGCTTCGCGTGATGCCAGTAATCACATAAAAATAATTCGTGGTTTCAACTGTGTTTGCATTAACGCCTGTTACCGTTTCAGACAGTGCAAAGTGGCGGTCTTCATCTGCAAACCCTGCTACCGTGAAAGTAACGCTTGCAATGTTACCAGCACTTTCAAAGCCGACTTGTTTGGCGAAGCCGTCAGGTGTTATCCACTCACCATCAACCACGCCAGCACCGTTTAGCGTCATGTCGCCCGCGCCTGTTCCTGTCTGGTCTTCAAATACGCCATTAGGATCAACGTCATCTAGGTCTACGTTAAATTGCATAATTTTCATTTTTCTTTTCCTTATTCGTAATAGCCGTAAAACGGTGATTTGATATGATCGGTTAAATGCAATAGTCTTGATTTTTCAGATAGGTGTATATTCATTCCGTTGGCCGTTAATCGGCCAAACATAAAGGCCGTTGCCAAAGGTATATACCCCTCATTATATGGCTCTAGGTCGCTTATGTCCGTGAAGTCCACGCCCCAGACATATAAGTCTGTAACGCCAATCATCTCGGCATAAATGCAGGCATAACTTATGGTATTCCCAAACAGCCGCGCCGTCATCCCTTCGCCCACATGTTCCAATGCTGATTTCAAAGGAAATGCAACAGAGGTTGGATATTCAGGATAGGCGCGGCTGGTTATTATAGGAACGTTGCATTGCCTTAGGTATTCATCAAAGTATGGGCATTTCATAGGACTCTTTTTTAAGTCATCCATTACCCAGAGCCTATCTAACTGATAAACCATTCCAATATCATTCACGCCCCAAACTTCGTCTGTAACCGGCTTATCAGTCATAAGCCTATAATCAAGCTCAGAACTGCCCTTGCCAATCAGCGTGACTGATTTGGGGCGCGTGTTAAACACTAGTCAATCCTATGTGTCAGTACTGGCCGTCCAGTTGATCAAAACAGCTTTCTCACCAGCCAGATTCGCTACATACACAGGATCCATTACCACGAACGTCGCGCCAGTAATGGCCTCGGTAATATTCGCGGCATTATCCGTCAAGCGGATGTTGATCCGTGGTCCAATTTGACCTGTTGACGCTGTGATTGTATCAACCAAGAAGATATCGGCAGCATTCCGAGTATAAAAGCGGCCAATATCATGGACGAACAGATTCGTTGTTGCGGTCGTGCGAACATCAATACCACCAACGGCAAAGTTACCATCAATATGTTGCGCTGTAATCTCGATGCGGTCACCGCCTACAATAGCAATTGCCGCGTTGGTTCCTGCCGCTGTCGCGCCATTATGGATATGGTCAAGAATACGCAGGCGATTCGCGCCCGCTGTAGTCAGGATGCCATCGGTCATCTGGCCTGTTACGTCACGCAGTTCACACGTGTCAATCACGCAATCCGCTGCACTCACAACAATCGGGGAAACTACCGCGTCAATACCACCCGTAAATAGGCAGTTTTTAATAGCGCAGTTAGCCGCAGAAATTGTAAATGTCGATGCTGTCGCGGTGAAGTTAAACGTAGGACGCAGTGAGCCAGTGCCAAGGCCAATAATAGCCACACCAGCAACATCCAAGGCAACGCCTGCCGCAGCGGAGATCGTTTCGGTGTGCCCAGGCATAACCATGATAACATCGCCACGGGATGCAGTGCATTGCCCGATAGCATAGTCAACGGTTGCAAATGGCTTTTGGTATGTGCCGGGATTGCCATCAGAGCTACCGATACCTTTTTCAGCAAGGACAGTTGTGGAGTTTACCCAGAATACTTTACCGGGATTTGTTTGTTGAAGCGGAACCCCACCAATCGTAACGCCGTTGGGGAACCCAAGAGGAAAGTTTGAGTATGACATTTGTAGTCTCCTATGAACTCAATTGAGCCGTGTTCGGAAAGCCTAAGCCCTCATAGTTCGGCAGAAAGGGTGGGGACATTACGTCCCCACCCACATATTACGCACCCGGCGAACCAAAAATACCGCGTGGGTCAGTATTACCAAACGAATAACGCTCGGTGAATTTATACAGACCATTTTCGGTTGTAAAGTCGCCGTCTTTCGTGAACTCACGCGCACGACGTTGGAACATTTTCATGCCGTCCGTTGCGTCTGTACGAATGAACCAGTCATCGGTGTTAGTTAAGTAAGGGTTTACTAAATAACCTTCTGGAATAATGCCAAGCTCTTTAATAGCGTTAACATCGTTGTTAGCATTGCCAGACTGTTGAACTGAATTCAGCACGCGGCAGAAATCAAACTCCAGATCAGGCGCACCAATCAGCTTTCTAGGCATGATTGCAACTTGGTTGCCAGCGTCATCTTTGGTTTTCTTAATAAGAATCGCCAAAGACTCCAGACCAGCCTCCGAGAAGTCAACGCCAGCAGCCAACTCGTTCGCCCAAGTACCCGCCTTTGACGGGTGGTTGGTAGCAATCAGCTCTACGCCGTCGCCGTACACATAGTTGGAATCGAAAGCGTTGTTATAAACAGACGCTGCGATTGTTTGCTTTGTGGTTTCCATAGACTTTGTGCCGTGCTTTACAACGCGCTCCATAATAGGCAGGAACTTCCCATCTTCCACCGCTTCGCGGGTGATGGTGTAGCCAATGCCATATACAGCGTGTACATAACGATAGGTGTAGCCTTGCGTGATAGAATCAAACGTCACCGCATTACCTTCTGGTTTTAGCGTAGCCAAACCAGAGCCGGAAACCAGCACATCTTCTTCGTAACCCAAAGATGAAGAACCTTCGTCAAACATCTGCTTATGAAATTCAGGATGTTTGTCATAAAGACCAAAGAACTTATTGACCCCAGGCCGTTGCGACTTTGGGATAGTGTTTGTTACAACTGTACTCATGTTACACTCCTACTGCTTTTTGGTGATAATTAATTTTAACCAGAAGTTTAGCATTAGTTCCGAGTGCGTTATCAGCGCGGCTCACCAACCCTAAAATTGTTAACTGGCCTGTTGCAGCCACTGACATATCGGACGTATCCAATTCAGCACCAGAAAGACCAGTAGCTGTATCGCCAGCATGGGTGTAGATCAAGTCTGCATTCACACCGATATCAACAGCAGCTACTACTGCGCCAGAGTCAGCTTGAATTTCAAATACTTGCTCTGGATCATCCGCAACATATACAACGCGAGCCGTAGAAGCAGGGTTGTAGGCTTTGTCAAGGTTGCTTGCGCTAACCTCAAAACCAACAATAGACCCACGGACGCGACTTCCTGCGCCAGCAGTGGCTTTGTTAATTTCAATCAGCGAACCAGCCGGGAACTGTTTACCAGCTCCAGCAGCAGCGGTGTTAGAAGTACCAGTGCCAACTACTGGATCGCCAATGTATAAGGCTGTCCCGTAAGAGGATGGTACATAGTAAGGGGTAATTTTTCCAGTGTAACCAGAAGCACTACCAATTCCGACTGGCCGTAGGCCGAATCGTGCATCAGAGTTTGCCATTTTGTTTATCCTTAATCAGGTTTAAAATTTGTTTGAATTGTGGTTTCGACTTTCATGCCAGTATCTTTGGCTAAAGTCGCGTCGCTGCTGTCTGTGCCGCCCTTTGATATAAAGTCTAGACGCTCTTTTGTTGGCCGCGCTTTCGCCGCCCTGTCGTCATTGTAAATATCTTCTGGGATATCCATAGCATAGGCGTGCATATCAGAGCCATCGGCCTTATGATCTACCATCACGCGGATGCGCTGGTTAGGATTCTTTTCAAGGTCAATGGTGCCGTCCGTAAATCCTGCGCGTTTTGAAAATTCCCAGCCGTTTTCTTTGGCTCGCTCAATTTTGCCCTTATCGTCATTAAACCAGTGGGTTTTAAATCCTTGACGGGGCGGTAAAACTGGAAATCTTGTAACCAATCCATCCATAGGACGGCGGCCTTTGCGCTGTTTACGAATCTGTTCAGCACGTTGTTCAGCAGTTACTAGCTCGGTTTTTTGCTCTTTTTCTTTAGTCATGTCTATTCTCCAAAATAATCTTTTAAATATTCTTCACGGCTTATCACACCAGATTTTACCCACTTCTCGGCAGAGTCCCTATCGGCGGATGGAATGTCATTCCATGTTTTTGCCGCTTTCTTGGTTGCCTGCTGGCGCGTTCCTTCCACTGCTGGAAGTCTTCGCACCGCCTGCCTGCTGCTGACTTTCTCACGGACGCGCTTCGATACTTCCTCGAGCCGCTCGCCCAGAGTCATAGGTTGATAGAACGGATCGTCCATAGCTGTCAGTGACTCTTCCGCAAGAATCGCCTGTTCAACACTATAGGCAACCTGTGCCATCTGCTGGTTTTGTGTGTACCATGTATTCTTAGCTTTCCACTGCGTCACAACAGGGTCTTCCTGTGAGGCTGTAGGTTGCTTTGGAGAATATACTTCGTTAAGTTCCTTCTTCTCTTTCTCGATAGCCTTGTAAGCATCCAGATCAGAATCCTCGACCGCTCGCTCTTGTTTTTCGGTTAGCTCTTTTAGGGCGCGTTGATATTGACGCTCTCCCATAGTCTTTTGATATTCCTGCGAAAGTTGAAGCTTTTCCTCCAACGCCTTATACTTTGCTTCCAGTCGGTGGAGATTTTCCTTCATTACAGGAAGACGCTCTTCACCGCGCTTTACAAAAGTTTCAGCATCTGACCAGCGGGATTCATCCCCCCGGAACTCTTCTTTAGGAACCCAACCCATCATACGTGCGCGGTCTTCGGTATCGTTAGGCGTTACCTCAACCTGTTCAGTCTGTTCACCACCTTCAACCTCTTCCGGCAATAAAACCTCTTCTTGCTCTATCATTACTTGCTCCTGATTAGTCGTATGTCGTGCGAGTCCATCACACGGTAATTTTTCTCATCGTTGGTCTGGTAGCTATAAAGAAACTGGCCGGAATACTTGGCAAAGAAAACCTGATCCCCGATTTGAGGTGGGTCTTCTACGCCAGAAAAGGCAAGCTTTCCTGTGGCTATCAATTCACCGCATTGCACCGCTTCGATGTTCACTGCGTCTACATTGGCCTGTAGTATGATTCCGCCGGAGGTTTTCTTTTCCTGCGGTGGGTTAATCCTAACTAAAACGCCTATATCATAGGGGTTGTAGCCCGAAGTATTACTCATGGTCATCTTCCTCTTTAGTTAATAACTCAATAATCTCACTTAGCAGCCGGGCTTCTGTCCCGACCTCTATTGCCGTGATTCCAAATTGCTCTATGGTCAGGCCAGCTATCGAAACAGCCTCCTGCTTTAACTCCTCCAGTCGGATTTTCATACGATTGGCAAAGTCAACGGTTAGCGGCAATTGCTGCCACTCTCGTAAATCGCTCATATTTCTACTGTGCTAGGGTTTCGGCTTGCGCCTTGTACTTCTCGATTTGCGTTCCGGCCTCCGCCGCTTCCGCCTCTGCAATATTCCGTATTGTCTCTGATTCGATTTTCTTAATCTCTGCCATCATTTTAATGTCCTTGCCTTGCTGGGTTGACATGTCAAACTCTGTACGCATTTGTTTGATCTTCGCCTCAAGTTCCCGCACTTGCGCTTTGTATTGTTCAGCCTCGGCAATCATCATCTGCGCTTTAGCCAGTGGGTCTTCCTGTCGCTGTGGGTTGCCTATAACTAATTTCTTATCCAGGCCAACAGACTCAAATATATTCTCCAGAATCTTCACGCCATCAACACGCGGATCATCTTTAAACTCTGCCGCCATTTGTGCGCGGATGATACGCTGCTGGTCTGTCAGCATTGTCGGGTCAGCTACAGGAACGATGTCATACTCAATGCCCATGAAGTCACCAACATTCACGCCGTCCATATCCATAACGCGGGCATACTTATCCTTATCCAGATAAAGCTCGTTCATGCGGTATAGAATCTTCAATTCTTTTTTAAGCGAACGGTAAATACGCTTATGAATCGCCTTGAACCCTGTCATGCCCTGCTCGACCAACTGCATCACTGTACCAACCGGCATATTGCTTGCCTGCTCGCCCTGCATAATTTTGTTTGAGAAGGTAATCTCTTTCCCCATCTCAATCAACATGCCAAGTAGCTGAAATAATGTCTGTGACGGCTCGGGATGCTGAATCTGGACAAAGTTATCCCGGATGTTCCCACCACGGGAATCAACCACGGCAAACTCACCCATTGGTACTTTGTGCGTACCACCCTTCATCTTTAAGCCTCGCCCAAGGAACCCGCCAGAGGTTGACGCTAACGTTCCAGCGTCCAGCAGTCGGTTGATAATACTGTTGACCGTTTCGTTCAGATTAAAAAGAACATCACCGAAGCCCTGATCATAGAAAGAACCATCAGGCGAAGGGATGAAGCCATACTTAACAAAGTAAATTTCTTCTTTGATAGACTGGATTTCCGTTTCTTTTTCGTCAGTGTATTTAATGCCGTCCGACTCATAGTTAGCGCGTAGCCGCACAAGTTTTTCAGTAGCCAGATGTAGAGTTCCAATATATGGCTCTTCATATCCATCACCATCTAAATCATAGCGAAAATGCTGCTCAATCATCGCGTGGGGAAGATCGGCGTCTGTTGACTCTGCGCCCTCTTTGCGAGTATCAACCGCGATTTTCTTTGCCTCATCGCCCGGATCATCACCTATGTCGAAGCGAATGTACAATCCCGACCTGATACGCTCTTCAATTTCCCACTCATACAGCGTGAAAGCTTGCGTCTTTCTTGCTCTGTCAAGATCGGTGGTAAAGTAGTCAATAATGAAGTTCTTCGGCAGGATAATGCCACTCTCCGGCTTCCCATCTCCCCAGTGCCATTTACGGAAGACGTTACCAGTCACCGGCAGGATATGCAATAAGCGGTCAGTGTCGGTTTCCCAGTTCTCTGATTCTTCCAAGAGTTGCCAGTTATGGAAGCTCGCCACGCGGTCGCCCTTGGCCTTCTTTCTTCCAGCGCCAACCATAACAGGCTTGCCGGCCTCATCCATTACGGGCTGGCCTTGCTGGTCTACCTGCGGCACCCCATCATCACTCCCAATAGGCTTTGACTTTGCCGCCTGATCGTCCCTGATAATCGCAGGATAGGCACGCGCTGCAAAATCCATAGAAGCAGTCGTTATCATCGGGATAATGACGTTAGCACAACCATCCCAAGGAAAGCTTTTCTTTTGCGTCTCCTGCATGGCAAGCTTCGTCGTCTCTTCCATCCGGCTTTCACGTGTTGAGCGTGATGCCTTGTCGGAGTTAAACCCTTCCAGCACCTCAACAGATAGCTTTGTTATCAGCTCGTCCGATAAATGCTCTAGGATGTTATCCATCTCCAGCATAGTCTTTACATTCAGGTCGGCCACATCTTTCTTGCGTCTTGCTTTCGACTTCGGCTTAGACGTATAGCTTTCCTTCAAATCAGTAACCACCTATTTTATTTTTACCTTTATCACTGTAGTCCGGCTCATCCTCCGGCACGTCGTACCCCATGCGGATGAACGATGCCACATATTGAACCGTATCTTGTACGTGCGAAAACGGATTATGCTTATCCGGCTTATCCGCATACTTCTCGCCAGATACCTGCATCCGGCGCAAGCAATAACCGCCCTGGAATCCTTTTCTTAACACCTTGCAATCAGGATGTACCATAAATGCAGGCTGCCCCTCGATTAGCCGATTGAGGAAATACCTTACACTCTCCTGCCTAATGATAGGATCTTGTGTTGGTGCGGCCTCAACCTCTATTCCTTTATCGCGGAGAATGCTAAAGCACGTCTCCCCCTCCCGTTGCAGACTCCTATTGTCGCCCGACGGGTCGCCTATGTCGTAAACCTCATAGCCCTTCAATAACCGCGCACACTCATTACGCACATAGTCGGAGAAGCTATCAATCCCCATTGTCTTTTCAGACGTGAACTCATGCCGTATTATCAGCCTGCCCTTTGGCGTGTACTGCATGATTGAACATGCAGGAACGCCAAAATCCCAACCCCTGTAAACCGGAACGTTGGGGATAAACTCAAATTCTCTACAATGCAATGTATCGTTGTAATCAGGATAGACAGGCTTGCCATCAAACACCGCGCCATATTCATTCGCATAATTCACTGATATCCAATCGTCTGTCTTCCCGCCTAAGCGGTCGTAATATCCTTCAGGCAGATTGTTAAGATTCTCCGCGTCGGGATTCTGCACCCACTGAATCTTTCCATTCTGCATTGTTCCTCGCCGCAATACTCCGCCTGGCTGGTGGAAAAACTCCCAACCGTCAAGCTTGCCCTCTTCCATCAGCTTATAAAGCCAGTGGTCAGTATCAGGTGAGTTCGTATCCGCCACAATCCCAGACCATGTGGGGTTTTCAGGATATCGCCCCACCCTACCATCTGCCATCTGAATCACTTCATACGATAGCTCTTTCATCTCGTTAAGCCAAAACCCTGTCGGCTGTGTTCCGCGCAACTTCCTGACATCCGCCGGCCTATCCAGCGCAAGGAATATCATCTCGGTTAAAACCCGCGTCCCATCTTCTAAATAGAAATCCAGAGAGTGTGTCGGTGAACTCTGCCCCCCGCCCTTATACGCGCCAAGGTCGCCGAATATCGCCAGCCAGTCTTTTACCGTGGTTCCCAGAAGATCAGAATAAGTATTACGAATAGCATAGAAACGTGTTCTGCGTTGTCCATTTACATCCGGCTCCTGTTCGGTAGCTATCTTGAATATCTTCTGGCATGTCTGGATCGTCTTTCCTGATCCAAGTGGACCGCGTATCACAGTCACTCGTTTGCGGCTTTTATAGTAAGCATCCAATACCGCGCCTTGCGGCTTAAATCGGAACTCTATATTTTTGCTCATGTTACACTTTTCCAGTGTTTTCCCGCCGACTAAAGTATCCAGCCCGTGGGCGGTTGGCATTTATTCTCATGTTCGCGACTATTTTGTATGCCTACTCTGTCGAATCTGTAACGCCAGCCTTGCCCGTCATGTCAACAATCTTAACGACAACTTTCTGTGTATCGGGGTCGCTACCAAACATGCCTAAATGCTTAGCAACACTATCTAGCGCGCCCTTCTTATCGGCCATCTTGTACTTCTTCACGGATTCTTGTACACTCTGACCTTCATCTCTTGATAGAATTACAGCATCAATGCCCATAATGGCGGCAGCAGTATCATCATCAAGGTCTCTTACTTCCTTTAGTCGACCATCCTCAGTATATATCTTGCGAATGTCGAAAAAGCTTAAACGGGCATACTCTTTAAGCACCCTTTCTTGAGTAATCCCCAGCTTCTCGGCTCTATGTTTTTGTAATTCCTTGATTCTTTCTTGTATGTGAAGTTTCGTGAGGTTTTCATAACCAATTTCTTTTGCGGTATACTCGCTATATCCAGCTCTAATAGCGGCTTGCGTTGCATTCAGGTCAACTAGGTATTCCTGACAAAATAGCTCCATCTTATTAGAGAGTTTAGACATTAAATCCTAACTCCCCCCACTTGCCAGCAGCAGCTAACTGCAATTCACGTTGTTCGGTTAATTCTGATGCCATTTTTTGCTCAAGTCATAAAAAAAGCCCTAACCAAATAGATAGAGCCGCCGACAATTATTCATCATAATTAATACCGTAACATATCGGGGTTTTGGTGTCAACAGTAATGATAAAACTTTGCCAGCTTCATTAAACCATCTTGTAATGTGGTGCGTCGCTTTCGTTTTGTTGCACTTCCCATCTGGCTTGTGTTGAGTGCGGAGTCGTATATTACCACCGCCAGAATGATTGTCTTTTCCTGCCCATCCAGCAACCTTATCGCCCTTTCAAATCTATCGCGGTTTATGGCTTGGCTTTCCGCCTCATAGACCTTGCCCCCGCCGTCTACCGGCTCCCGATACTCACAGCTATTTCTGGGATGCGAGTTTATGTAATTCTCGTACAATTGTTCGGCGGCCAGCTTATGTAGGTAGCCTATCGTCTTTCTGGCATACAGTGTTTCAAACGAAAGTCTTTTGCTAACCCGGGATACTAGGGTGTCGTTAATAATCTGCTTTACCAATTCGCCGCGATTATGCCGCTCTGGCGTTCCTAAATCGCCTTGGCGTAAAACTGCTTCGGTCACTCTTCCCCCGCATTTTCTTTTTATCTTACACTTACTTATCAATCTTGACAAGCTTTTCATTTACCATTCCCTCATATATCCCATGCAGCTCCGAAACTAATGGCCTAACCTTTTCCCACTCTCTTTCGCATTCCTCGCTTGAAACATTCTCAACTTCGCCATCTATTCCTTTGGATATCGAGTTTTCAAACACGGCGCACATGTCCTGAAACTCCTTAGTATAACTTGTTATTTCCCCATCGCTTGATACCGTTAACAACCAACACGTAATTAAAAAGTATAACTCCCTAGGGGCTAAATTCATTCGCCTCATTCTGAACCATAAGTAGTCGGTATATCCCTTTTGTGGGTCTTTACTTTCTCGCTTTTCCCGCCTACAGACATCTTTCATAAGATCGCATTCCTCTGGATACATTCCCTGTGATGCCAGTACGTTCTTTTGAAAGACAGCAGTGCGCTGTATTAGGTCTGCAAATATGTAGCTATCCACTAACCAACTCCGAAAATCCATACGCTATAAAGAGCATTGACAGCATAGCCAGCACACCGCCTACTACATCCCACGCTACGCTACGCTTGCGCCAGTGGATTCCCACCGAACAAGCTAATAGAACTACTCCAATTCCGTACCACATGCCACCCTCCCATTCTCCATACAAATTTCGCAAATTATCTGTCCGCCTATTATCCTTATTTCCTCGGTGTCGCAGTCTACAAAATGACTGCATATATCACATCTCGCTATTGCCATTCTTCTATCTCCTTCGTTAAATCGTGGTATTTCCTGCGGATTTCCTTTATTATAGCAGCAATTCGGAACTTTAGTTTTAAATCAACCGCCTCGATAAATAAACCCTGATATTGCTTAAAATCCTCTTGAAGCTTTTCTGTCATTAGCCTGTTTCCTGCAAAATCACACCAATGGTCGCGTGGCTTCCTCCGACGAATTGGCGGAACTCCCTCGCTCCTAATCCTGTATTGCTCCGCCGCCCGTAAGCCCTTACAACGGCGCGAACATACCACCTGATTCGTCCGTATAGCGTACATCTCTTTCCCGCAACCTGTGCATGTTTTAATAATTGCCATTACGCCCTTTCCAAATTGTCTTTGTATTGATTGGTCAGTTTCCATTGGTTGTAGTGGTCTACCATCGTGGCGAATCTATGCAATGCGTCGGCGTTTGTGGCAAGCTCTGAGCG